GAAACTGGATTCGTTCCAGTATATGTCATGGCGCCACCCCCAAGGCCAATGCTAGATCAATACGCTGATGCATCTGCTGCTCCGGCGTCGGATACTGCGTCCCGAAGTAGTTCAGGTTGATCGTTTGGCCACCGTGCGCAGGCCCACCTAGCGGCACGATATCGACGCCGCCGCCGGGACGTGCGCGCGCAATCTCTGCACCCTGCTCACCGACATAGCCCCATCGGCCGGCGGGCATGAATCCGCCGCCAGCATAGCCGTGACCAGAACCCATGCCGCCATACTGGTCAGACAATGATGGCCCATATACCGCTCGCGCGTAGTTAATCGCCGCCGCAATGTTAGCCAACGGATCATAGATGTTCATGCTGGTCCCAGGCCAGTGATACATGTCAAAGGTCGACATAATAACCTGAAGCAGCCCGCGACTCGGGTCGCCCATCTGTGCGTTGATGTCCGTTAGGTTAATCGCGTTCGGGTTACCGCCCGACTCCGTCTGCATCTGCGACAGAACCTTGGAAGCCAAAGACAGCGGCAAGCCTTCCATAGTGAGCGCCTGGTCTACCAGGCTCGTCCAGCGCGACACTCCAGAACCGACGTTCGCGACTTGCATTGCAGCGGCGACAGCCTGCGCCATCTTACCGACCGCCCCAGTAAGTACCGTCTTCATAAGTTGCATCGCGTCGGCGCCGGTATCCTGCGCCGCCGTCGGAGATAGTGCACTGAGGCTTCCTGCAAGGCCGCCGCTCGTATAGCCTGGAACGCCCATAGCCCTAAAGACGTTAGCTAGCAGCAGGCTGTCCTCTTTACTAACGACCGTCTCGCCGCTCTCGAGCAATGCAGGATGCTTGTCTCCGCCGCCGTATCCTGGAATTCGGCCGCCGGCAGCTAGCCCAATGATATTCTCAGCCGCTTTAATTCCAGCCAAAGATGCGATGCCAATCGTCTCGGTCGGCTGTCCAGTCGCACTAATCGACAAGCCTCCCGAACCTGAGCCTGTTACCGTAATTGGGATATTCTTCCCATGCATACTATTGATCTCGTTCTGCAGTCCGGGTAGGTCCTGCTTCCAGAGAGCGTCTGCCTGAGACTTTGTCAGGCCCAAGCCTTGTGTCGCATAATTTATAAAAGCCCGCTGCGCTGCCGGCAAGCTATTGTTCGACTGAATCAATAGCTGTGCCATGACATCCTGGGTGGCCGTCTTGAAGCTGTTGCTGTTCGTCGTACCCTTTTCAATGTCCGTTGCAAAGGTGTTCCATGCCTGCTGTCCACCGTGAGCCTGAAAAGTCGCGACCGCTTCCATGTTCGACAAAGTCGAAGATAGGACTGAGTTAAGGCCTCCAGCCTTAACCGTCGACTGTCCAATAATGTTATTCATATTGCCTAGCGACGTAGAGTTCGTCCCGACCCATTGGTTCAACGATTTGAGCGTTACGGTCCCTGGCCCAAGGGCGTTATTAATTAGGTCTACCAACGTCGAGCGAGCCGCCGTATTACTGCCTGCATACTGTAGCATCTGCTCGACGGAAGTGGAAACCACCTTAGTCAGATCGCCTTGTGAAATACTCTGAGCCATAAGCGCGCTGATCGTACTCTGGGCCGCCGTGACCTGCGAGTAGAACGCCTGATTCAACGTGTAGCTCGCCTGTGACGTACCGGCCATAGCAGCTCCGGCTAGAGATACCTTAGAAGTTAGGCCGTCGAGTGAATGGGTAGCCGTACTTAGAGGCGCTTCAGCCGCGCTCAAGTTAGCATTCATCGTCGCCATGCCGAGCTCAAAGGTGTCATAGGCTGACTGTCCACCAGTGATCACATTCATCAGGTTCGTTTCAGCCTGCGTGACCTTCTGAATCGCAGGAAGCGTTTCCTGCATATACAGATTCGTTAGCGCGTTCTGGGCCGCCGCGGCCTGCCCTGTCTGATACCCCGCTAGCTGCACAGTGGCAGCTGTGAGCGCTTTAATCTGCTCCACTTGATTCGCGAAAGCCGAAGCGCTCTCAGTCGCAATACTGCCAGCCTTAACGCCTAGCGAGTTCAAGTCGGACAAGGAGGCAGCTTGACTCCCCGTGATCTTATTAAGCGCATCCATACGTGTCGTCAGGATCGCTTGCTGCGCGCTGTAAGCTTTAGTGTTCGAGGACAATCCCTGCCACTGCGGATTCAGCACCATTATAGTCTGCGAAAGCCCATGAATGCCGACAATGGTCTCTGAGACATATTTAGGAGTCTGCGCCAGTTGCGTATTAGTAGTCTGAATCCCCTGGGCCAAAATTGTCTGCGCCTGTACAAAAGTAGTAGCCGCGTTTACCTGCTGTTCTAGTGCTCCATAAGCTTCTTGTGCAGCACTCTTCGTATTCCCTAGCCATACGACCAGTGCGGTTAGCGCTCCGATACCTATTGCGACCCACACGAATGGATTCACGGCAGCTAGCGCAGTCATGATGCCTTCGAGCGTTGCAGTCGCAGCCGCTAGGACACCCTCTTGGGCGGCAATAATGCTAAACATAACGCCGAACTTGACCATAGCGTTAACGGCGCCGCCGACCCATCCCACAACAGCCGTTAGCGGCCCCTGCAGTTGCATAATAGCAGTTACCGCAAGGCCGCCCCACAGGATAGCGCCATGCATATACAGCCCAATATTAAGGAGGCCTTGTACGATCGAATTGCCTGTAATAGCCTCGAGAGCTCCAGTGACATCCTGCAACGCAGTGAACAACAATTGCGCATACCCAGGTAGGGTATGAAGTATGTTGCCAAAAATGCCGAAGACGTTCCCAATAATGTTACCTAGCGTCTGTAGATCGTTAACACCTTTAGAAACAAAACCCTCTAGGCCGCTGCCACCTAGCGCAAGCGCCGCTCTAGCTCCGAGATTATCCAGCACATGCCCTGCGCCTGTCGCCAGCTGCTGGAACGTTCCCGTATGATCGTTAATGACCTGCAGAGCTTCGCCGAACAGTACATAGACTCCAGGCTTAACGGAATCCTGAAAATCCTGCAGGCCCTTAGTCAGTCCTGGGAGAGCAGTCCCTAGCGCCTGTTGCATTGTAATGTACGCCTGTTCCTGACGCACAATATCACCGACAGTGCCGGCAGAAGCGGCTCCAAAGGCCGCCAAGGCAATCGCTGCTGGGACTAGCTCCGCCGCCACTTCCAGGATAGAGTCCGCCAGAAGATGCAGGCCGCCAACCGTACGTAGAAGAGGAACGCCGCTCAGGAGGCCGCCGAACAATGGAATCTGTGTATTTAGCTGCCCGAGAATTCCCCAAAAGCCAAAAGCTGCGCCTGTCAATCCTAGGAAGCCTCCGCCGCCCCCGCCTGCACCGCCTCCGGTGCCGGTCGCGGCATCGGTCGCAACCCTGAGCGCCATCAGCTTACCGATAGCGTCGCTAATTCCTGTCGTCTTAAGGCTTAGACCCGTAGACGCGCTGAACGCCTCTAGCTTAGCCCGAATCTCTAGCAGTGAGGTGTTCAGCTCAGTCTGATCAATACCGCCGATAGCCAAAGTCTTCAGCTTGAGTGTAGCCAGCTTGGCTGTAATGTCGGCGATAGCTGCATCCACTTGACCCGTAGGCAGGTTTGCATCGATCGCCAGGTTCTTAATTGCCGCGAGACGGGATTCGATCCCTGCGATACCCGCATCGAGGGTCGCGTAATCTACGTCGACCTCGAGGTAGCCCTGCGCAACCTTGAACCCAGTAGTCATAGCTCAGTCCGCCACTGTCGGCATCTCGAAGATGGGCGCGATTTGTCCGATCTGAGGCATTGCGACGCCGGCTTGAGCGAGCTCCTCGAGCGTTGCCGCTCGATCCTCTCCCGCAGGTGTCGACATGTTCACTCGACCCTCCTTCTCGCGCCGCATATCCTCTTCGTCGTAGATGTAACGCGGCGGACGCCCTTCGTTATCCCGTTGTTCGATAAACTGTCGTTCCTGCTCCTGTACCTCTTCTAGCCAACCCTCGAGGTCTACTCGAGCAGCCCCTTCGTACGCCGGTAGTCGATACGCAATACGAAAAAACGTTGGACCGTCGAGTTCGGTGATGTCTCTGATATGATGCAGCGCGCTCATATCGCTGCACACACTGTCGAGACAATCCACGATCCATATTATTTGCGCCGTCCGGACGGCCCAGGCTGGCGGTTCCGCTGGTTCCCTTTTGGGCGCTCTGTCTTACCTGTCGAGATCCGAATCGCGGCAGTCAAGATGAAGTCGTACTGGTCCTGGGTAAGTTGCGTATAGTTCATGAGGGCCTCATAGCCCTGCTCGCCGAGCATGTTGGACAGGATGAAGTACGCCGCCTGTCCTTCCCCCTCATGCTTCAGGATATGCAAGTAGCGCAGTCCGACTGTCGGCGACGGATTCTTCGGGACCCGAAAAGGCGCGTCATCAAGCTCAAAGAGCGTAACGTATTCGATCTCCTCGCTCTCATCCTTCGATGAGAGGCGCAGAATTTCGACGTCGCCGGGAGCGATATCGATCACTCCCGACGAGTCGGTGGACTGCTTGGTGTCCGCCATGGCAGTTCCTTCCTATGCGGTCTGGTCGTAGACAACGAATGGTGAGATCGCGGCGCTCACGTAATAGCATGTGAACGTACAGGCCCACATCGACTGGGTAGTCAGGTCGTACTTCGCCGTGGCCTTGACGTCGTTCAGCACCTTACGCAGAATGAATCTGCGACGCGCTGCTGCTCCAGAGGTCAGAGCAGGCGCCCAACCGTCGATGAGCAACGCGCTGTATGTCGGCTGGGTCAGTGTCGGAGTGTTCGTGCCGGGAGCGGCTACTGCACCGCCTGGATCGAACGTTGTAATGCCGGTGCCGGGGGTGATCGTCGCTGAGTTGTTCATCGCCGACTGCAGGTTGACCAGCGTCGCCTCAAGAAGCGACGTGGTTACCGTGATCGTGCGGCCGGTCAGTCGCGCCCCGATAGGGTCGACAATCTGGTCCGCCTTGATTTGCCCGTAGGTGTAAGCCGTGTCCCACTGGACACCGCCACTCGTGCCGCCGTAGTCAGTCCAGCCAGCGCCGCCCGCAGAGACTGGGTCGGTCTTGATCGCCGTGTTGGTCACGGGCGGCTCGGTAACCGACCCGAAGAGCCCGTTGTAGATCGTTGCAGGCCCCTGGACGACGTTTCCAGGAGTGACTCCTACGTAGCCTGTCATGCCTCACACCTCCTAGTAAACGCCGCCAGATTGAAGGACGCAGACGCCGGCTAGGTCTGCCGGTGTCGCAAAGTTCATCTGGACCAAATTGCCGCCCACGTTCGCATCGAGCGTGAAGAATGGCCCCATCAGGTATAGATCACCCGCTACTGCTTCGGCGAACGGAATCGCCGGAACGCTCTGGCCGAGGATCGTCGCGCCTGGCGTGATTGTCGCGCCAGGATCGCCTGTAACAGTCTTGGTCAGGATTAGCGTCAGTCCTGGAATGTTCGGGAAAGTGATTCCCGTGTTCCCGCCAAGTGTGGCTAGCGACAGGGTCGTTAGATTGACAACGCCGTTTCCCACGAGCCCTTGATATCCAGGCGAAACGCCGGGACCAAGCGCAAGAAGTGTCATCCTCGCCTCCTGCGAGTTGCTGCGGCCTTCCGGCCGGCTGCCTTGGCCTTAGCGGAGCCCGCCTTTGGCTTGTTCCAAGTGGCCGCGACCTTCGCAAAGTTCGCCTGCCGACGCGTCTGAGCTGAATACGTCCCCTTCTTGGCAGACATAACCTTAGTCGCGAACGCGCGAGGAGACATCCCGGCGGCCTTCGCCTTTCGGGTTAGTGCTCCTGGATGCTTAATCACGATCTTCATCTTGCGCGCCATCGTCGTTACCTCCTTCTATTCTCCCCTTGCGTCCGCCAAGACTATAGGGTCATTGTACTACCAGTCCAGCCTCCCGCCAGGATAGCGACATGTCCATCATGTAAGCCGCCCAGTTTCGCGTGTCGCTATAGATACGCCGCGGCTCAGTATGTACGGTCGCCTCAATGCAGGATGCAGGGGCATATACAACACCGTTTGACGTGATCGTCAGCGCTCGTCCAAAGACTCCCGGTAGCTTGCTTATCGTCGAGAGCCAGATACGCTGTAGTACATCATTAGCCGCGAACCACGGAGGCTTGTTGGAGCCGGGCTTAGTCGCGTACGCCTTAACCTCAACTATCGGCTGAGCGATCGGCACTCCCAATAGCGGCGTCCCGCCGACGATCGTTACCGTGATAAAGTTCGCGATCCCATCCTGATTAAGCGGCCAGCTCTGTTCGGCTGGCGGCTGTGTAGCTACCATATTGGCCGAGAATGGGCCGAACGGCGCAGGGATACTCGCAATCCAAGCCATCGCTACGAGCTCACTGTTCGGGTGCGGTGCCATCAGCCAATTCGCTTTCCTGGCCTACGGACACGCCCGCGACGCTGATGTCTAAGAACCCATTCCTCTAGCGTGACTGATTGACCGGTGCGCTGTACTCCTGGAGCAACTAGCGGCGGCGTGCCTTCGACATCCTCTGGCGAACGATACTTGTAAAGTGCGGGCCGCAAAAACGGCTGCTCCGGAACTATCTCAGGGCCAACCCGCCGCGTGAACCGATGATAGACTCGATGGCCGAATTCAACATCCAGCGTATAGTCCGCATCCGAGAACACAATAAGCGACGTTCCGTCGGTGTAGTAACTAATGCCGGCGGCGAGGTGCCCAGTACGCTTAGGCGCATACCGAATCGCATCCGCAGTGATCAAGGGCCCAAGCTCAGTACCGAGGAAATCCTCGACGTCGGCTTCAACATGCCCGATCGCGTTAGCGTCAATATAAACCCGCACTCGCCACATCCTCTACGTCAGTGGCCCAACCGAGCCCTTAGTGTCTACCACCGAGCTCGCTTGCTCTTACTTCTAAGTCTATAACAGGCCGTTCAGAAAAAGCTAGGGTCTCCCGCTAACTATTGAACGATACTAAAAAACTTCATACCTGCTACACTTGTCGCCAGACGTTCCCTTCATCCAAGTACCCATGCCAATAATAAGGCTGAGGACCACAACCTATCGAGGCGCGAATTTCTAGCGAGCCGTCTGCGCACTCACGAAACGTCCAAGGCGGCTCATAGACCCCATGAACGCCATTACCCTGTCCCGAATGGTCGAACTTGTCTACACCTTCATGGATAGGCAGTAGGAACCAGACAACCAGACTCTCATTGCCTGGGTCCAATTCGATGACGTGCGGGCCGGTGTAATCACCGGCCCGCTCCAGATCATCGAATGTCGATACTCGACGAGCTGGACTTGTTATCACCGTCTGTACCTTTCGGCGGAAAGATCGAGATCCATAGACCATAGATCTCGTCCCCTAGCCATCGTAGGAGCAGGCGCCAACGAGGCATGTCAGAGCACAAGCTGCTTGTAGTCGACGTGCGACCCGAGAAGGTCGAGCGTCGACGCGTGGATTAGATAGTCACCGTCGAGGCCGAACTGCTGGCTCCAGGAGTTCCGGATTTCGATAACCGTATTCTGGAGATCGATCGCGCCGCCCTTAATCTGAGCGAGCTGCTTGATCGCGCGCTGGCAGGTCTCGTGGCCTCCGGCGATCCCAGACTGGATTGCCGCCTCGAGCGCCTCAACCGAACCGTCGCCGTCAACGAAGCCGTTTGAGTCGGGCTGCATCCAAGCGTTGAACCAAGGCGCGCCTTGAATCACGGTTCCCGCCTGAAGCGCTAGGAGCGCTCCTTGGATATTGTGAGGGACGATGTAGTCCTTTGCTAGGCCGGCGCCAATCGCGAACTCGCAGCAGTACTGGCCAGTCGAGCCGCAGTCAGTCGGCGGCCATTCCTGAGACGATACCTTGGTCTGATCAGTGTCAAGGTGGTAGAATACGATTGCCCACTGCTCATTGATGACCGCCGAGCCCGTCGCCGAAGCCGGCGCCATACGCCAGGTCTTGCCTCCGAAGCCGATCTCCAGATCCTCGAGGTTCTTGCCGGCCGCAACCGACAGTTGCGCGATGTGCTCTGTAGACGCGTTCGCCGTACAAGATCCGAGAGCGTCGACCGCCGGCGACCCGGGGATCATGGTCTCTGTGTTGATGCCCTGCGCGAACAGGTCCTCTTGGTCGAGAACAGGAATCGGGATGTCCCAGCTGACTTCCTTCAGCTCCTCATTGGAGTGAAAGAGCGCACGCTCTGCAACTAGTTCTTCCGCGATCTTGTAGCGCCCGAACTTGGTCGGCGTAATACCGTCATACATTACGAGATCAGTCCTTTCACGAACTGGTAGGCTTCCCAGTCAGACGCGCTCGCGATATGGACTCCTCCATGTCCGCGATGATGCCAAACGCAAAGCAGCGTCAGGTTCTGGTCAGAGTCGATCCACTTGCCGACTCCCATGGTAGAGACACCTGGATAGAATTGCTCCAGGAGCTTAATGTCGACGCCATTCTGGAGCGCAAACTCGATGATCGAGTGATGCGCTTCTAGCGGCTTCGATAGGTCGCATTCTGAAGTATCGCCGCCGCGATATGTATGACCAAAGTCACAATAATGCGTACCGCTAATTACGCGGCGAACCTTGAACTCTTCAAAGTCTGCATGCCAAGGGTCTTCTTGGCGACCCCCATGCGCCGGGTAATGCAGAGTGTAGCGGCGCGTAATCGCTTGAACATGCGCCGCTACACGATCCAATAGTCTCACTACAGGAGCACTCCGTACGCCTGCTGAATCAACCAGGCTCCAAACAGAATGCCGACACCGACGCCGACTGCGACTGCTATCGCAGTGAGGACCATCGATCCGATTTTTGCCTCCATAGCCGTTTCCTCTCTAGCCTTGAGCGCCCGCGCTCAAGACGTCCCAAGAGCTCGCGCAGCTCCGCGGAGCATTAGTCTTATGCACATATGCCAGGAACGTCTCGTCTAGCTTATACGCCTCTGAGTTCTTGTCCGGCGGCTTGTATCCGAACGATAGCGTAAACAGTTCATCCCAGATCTGCGTCTGGGAAGCCCTATAGTCGTTACCGGCTTGACACGACGTGATTGCTTGTTGGTGCTGGTTCCAGACCACCCAGCCGAGCAGCAAGATCAAGACCGCACCGACGATGATGCTAACCTTCTGCCACCTATTCGCTCTAACCAGCCGATCGATCTGAGCCTCGGCCGCCTTCATTACACTTGAGTCGGCAACTTCATCCATGCTTGCTCCCACTTGCTAGTGCATGGTCCATAGTACGCAGCAGAATCGCTGCTGCAACCTGCTCCCCTGGGTATACAGGGAAGTTAGCAGGCTTGCCCGGCTCCCAATCGCGTAGGAACACTAGGATCTTACGGAGTTCGGCCGCCTGTTCAGTTGTTAGCGAGCCGCCCATGAAGGCATCTAGGAGCTCGTCTATATGTGCTCGTCTCGGGTCCGGACTGTGAATGATTTTTGCAGCGTCCATAGCTACAGATCTCCAGAAGACCTCGATTTTAGTTTCCATGACTGCTAGGCGGTCAAGAACCCTCCCCATCTTGTCCGCCAGCTCATGGAGATCCCCTGTTGTTTCTTGCTGCCGCGTGATCACCCCATCCACCCGGGTGCCCTGCTCTTGCTGCTTATCTACGAACGCCTTAATCTCTTCATGGACAATAGCCTTAATCTCTTCGACGCTCTGCTTCCGTGCATTGTTCCTGCGGCTATCACGGTACCCTAGCCAAATGACTACTGTCCCTAGTATCGCAGCTATCGCACTAACAACCGCAAGCGCAGCAATCACGTGGCACTCCTAGGCTTGTTCAGTTGTCGTAACGCGCTTCAGGCTCACAATGACGTCTGGTACCGCGCCTGCACGGCCTAGCTGCGTCACTTGATAGACTTCATATAGTAGGGAAGTGTATTGGTCAAGCAACTGATCCGAGTTCCTTATATCAGTCCCGGAAGGTAGCGTACAAGCTGCCAGTCTCGTCGTACTCGGTTCTGGCCCAGCAGGCTCAACGACAGTGCTTCCTAGCACGATGGGACGCAATGGGCTCATTGTCGGATAGCTGATAAACGCGATAATGTTCGTGTAGATCGCGGTCGGAGCATCGATGACATCCCCAAACGAGTCTACTGTCGTTCCTCGTAGAATCGTAACTAGGGTGTTCGCGATGGCATACATGCTACCTCCTATGCTGCTTTCTGGAGTACCATCCCATGCTACCTAGTAGAACTACAGCTGCCCCGAGTACGACTACTAGGCCCCAGCCGCGCATGTAAACATCGCCGCCGTGCCATCCCCAATTCCAATGAGTGAACATATCGATCCTCCTTTCGATCAGTAATCAGGACCGCTCGGAGCTCCGCCATAGCCGCCGATGGGACTCCACGGAAAGATGAACTCGCCGAAGTTGACGCTATTCGCTGCGTATAGATCCTCGAAGGGAGACCGAACATGGAGGGCACGGCTGCGTAGCCATGAAACTCGTGACAACGCCTTACGCACTAGCGGCCCGATCATCAAGGCATTGTCATTGTTCAGCTTAATCGGCGCACGCATAGTCTGAATCGAGTCCAGTTCAAGTCTCGTGAAGATGTCCGGCTGCTGCTGCATCCAGAGCACCTGATATATGACAGCGAGATTCAAGTAATATGAATCCGACGCGCCCACATTCTCGAACCAGTTATACTGGATCGTCTCCTGAGAGCTCGGATCTGTCCAACTGAATGCATAGGGCCGTCCAGTAAACAGATCAATGATGCTGCCTGCATATTGCACTTGGGCTAGCGTTACCGTCTGCCCTGTAGCATTCAGCACATCAGCTGGCATCGCCCAAGTGTTAGACGCATTTGCCATAACTCTTCCTCTCCTGCGCGCCTCGGTCTCTCATGCCCTGCCCGCCTACGAGCTTCTCGCAACTGATGGCGTCGCTGCGTTCGGACTTGCTTAGCCCTAAAGAAGCCTGCCAACGAAGGAGTCTTCTCCTTCTCTATCCGCGCCGCTAGGTCTAGTGTCGGCTCTGTCATAAGCATTGCAATCTCAGCTCGCGACTCGCTTCCGAACATCTCGTAGCGCGTTAGCTGCATTCCAATGCCCAAATTTGGATTAAGTACGCCTACATGCACTAGCACGCCAGTCAGTGACACCTGAATAGTCGCAAGCGCAATCGTTAGCTGACCGTTCTCATGCCCAACGCGTGCGACTAGTCCGCCAACGGCGGATATCGGCAAGACCAAGTTTAGATTGCCAGAAATTGACTGCTGCGCAATTCCGGCAAGCACAGTATACAATAGCGGCAAGGCCAAATTGAAGCTGCCGGCTTCACCCGTTCGCCGACCCGTAATCGAAGTGGCTAGCGTTGGTAGGACTGGATTAAAGCTGCCAGCCTCAAGCTGAAATCGCTGTCCAGGCGGCAAGATAATAACAAACGAGCCGGTGACATTCCCGCCCGGGCTACCTGCGATCGCCGTCTGAATCGCCGGCAACGTTATTGCGAACGAGCCCTTATGCGCAATAAGGCCAGCCAGCGTAGCAGCCGCTGTCGGCAACGGGATCGCTAGCGCGCCGCTTTCCGTATGTTGCGCAGTTCCACTGAGGCTCGCACGCAGTGTCGTTAGCGGCACCGCTAGTGCACCGGCATGCCCGACCTTACCCGTTAGCGTCGCAGTCAATGTTGGGAGCGGAACCGCAAGCGCTCCACTCTCCGTGTGCTGCGCGGTGCCGCTCAAACTTGTAAGCAGCGTCAGTAGGGGAACTGCAAACGCGCCTTGATGTGTTATAGTGCCGCTGAGATTCGCTACAGGCTTCGGTAGAACCGGCGCGAATGCTCCAGACTCTCCACCAATAACACTGCCTGCCAAGGTTACAGTCAATGTCGGCAACGGGATCGCTAGCGCGCCGCTCTCCGTATGCTGCGCAGTTCCGCTGAGGCTCGCATGCAGTGTCGGTAGCGGAATTGCGAGCCCGCCCGATTCCACAACGTGGCCATTAAGGCTTACAGTTAGTGTCGGGAGCGGGATTGCTAGCGAACCGCTCTCTGTATGCTGGGCCGTACCGCTCAAGCTAGTAACCAATGTCGGAAGCGGAATTATAAGTCCGCCGAACTCCACGACATGGCCGCTGAGACTTGTCTGCAGTGTCATCAATACTAGCGATAGTGGCCCCAGCTCCGTATTCAGGCCAGGTATCGAAGGCATTCGCTGAAAGCGTGTATGCCGCTTATGATAAAGGCGGCTACCATGCTGCTGCGGTTGGTATAGCGCGCTTCCAGCAGACGGCGGAGTTACCTCAATGTCGACCCAATAGTTCTGACCGGGCGTGCCGCTAGCATATGTATTAGGATACAGAAACGTGCTACTGCTAGTCTGATAAGTGCTCTGGCCAGGGCTAGTCGCGTTTGTCTCATTGGGCATCGTAATCGGCCCAGAGACTAGATTGCTCGCGCCTGCACCCGTTGTCCAATAACTTGGAGTGTATGCATTCCAGCCAGTACCAGTACCAGAAGCCGAAGCATTCCAAACACTGACTTTATAATCACCTGCCGGCAGTGTCACGCCGCTGTACGCGCAGGACACCCATCCCGAGGCAGCAGCACCTGACCATGACGGCGAAGTATTTAGTGTCCCAGATACCATAGTCTGGGTGCCGACGTTCCAGATAGCGCACTGCGTTGGCAGCTGTGCCGCGGTCGGCGGACTGTAGAACCAAATGTTGTTTAGCGTGCATGATGCCGACAGGGTAAACTCAGTGCCTAGGATATAGGCGTCATTCAAGTCTACCATATTGTTGTTCTGCTGACTAACGCCTGCAAAATTGGGCCACATCCGGTAGGAGCCTGAGTAGCCGGACGGCGCAGTATCGGAAATTATCACGTCCATGCCAAAGTTCGCCGAGTTCGACGACCCTATTGGCATATAGATAGACGGATCGGTAGCTCCAGAGTTAGCAGAAAACTGTCCTTGCGCGCCGATGCCGACCGGGATAGCCGTACCTGATCCGCCGTTGGCAACGTCGGAGTAAGCGAACAGTGGCCCATTAGTGATGCCGGCCGAGTCTGGATCCCCAGAGCCGAACACGTTATTGGTATCGGGGAACCCATTGACTGCCGTCCAGCCGGTACACGCAATATACGCCGCGCCGGGAGCCAGTTGGAGCGGCGTCGGCAGTGTAATGACGTTCCACGCGTTCGCGGTCAATGCACCGGAGGTGATCACTGATCCAGATACCAGCGCGTTGCCGGTCGCGGAGTTGACTGTAATACACCATAGCGCGAACTTCTGCGCCGTCGTATCTCCGCCTGAAGGCACCCACCAGCGATAACCGAGAAACCAACAACCGCCTTCGGTAACCTGAAATGCGATACCAGACTGAAAGGGTCCGCCGTAGGAGGTGAGCGCAGGCCCGCTGCCTGAATAAAGGCTATAGGTCGCCACGCTGTCACCGCCTTCTAGGCACTACTAGTTCTCCAGGTAGACCTTGAACTGTTGTAGCGTAGTCGTGTTGCTCGCTGACGAAGCCGACCACGTACCGAACAGCTCCAGCCACAGCGCAATCTCATTGTTAAGGCCTGTCAATGTGTTCGCGCACATCGTCTCCTGCGAGCCGGTACCCCATGCTCCAGATGACGCGACATTGTTAACGGTAAGATCCGCGTTCACCTGCAAGGTGGTGCCCAGGTTGCCGACAGCCTGGCAGGTAATGTCCATATCCAGGAACCATGGTGCGGTAACTGAGGCTGTCGGCGTCAGGGCCGCCGTAGTGAATAGCGTCGCACCGCCAGTTCCGCCGATCGTTCCCGCGGCGGCGTCAAGGCCGGCAGCAAAGATAAACGTCGCGGCTGAGGCATTAGCGATCGTCCCCCAGGCCTTAACATGAGCTGCCTTACCGACCTGGTTGAAATACAGTGCTGGGACTACGCATCGAGGTACGGACGAAGATGCGATCGCCGAGATTGGAGCCTGCGACGTATAAGTGTTCTTCGTGATTGCAGCCGGGAGCGCATAATACAGCTCCGGCTGCGTCATGGTGTAACCGGACACTACGTCACCGTCCAAGCGATACTTGGCGTGCCGGTGATTGTGACGTTATCGCCGGACGTGATCGAAGTCGACGACAGGTTGAAGTCGCCGCCCGATGTAGCTACCGTCCCTTGAATGAGCGCCGTGCCGCCAGAGTTGAGCACTCGGAAGAACGTCGCCGTCCCAGTCGCTGCAGCCGTTACCGTCAGTGTTGGGATGTCAAGGTTCTGCGAGCCGCCTGCGGAGGCAGACCAAGACGAGGCAGCCGCAAACGTCCAGGTTGCCAGAGCCGTGTTACCTGACAGCGCCTCATTCGGACCGGTCGGCGCCGTGCCGCTATAGACAACAAGCGTGCCGCCGCCGAACTGGTCGGCAACCGAAGCAGTATGTGCGCTCGACTCATAGCCGAGTAGCAAGTCTGTGAAGGTTGTCGAAAGGAGGATGGTCACAGTGACTCCTTAGCCTTCTTGACACGAGTCGTGCAAGTAACGAACGTAAGTCCGCCTTCGCCTTCGACAATCACGTCGACCGTCCGAGCCGGAACGAGACCCTCAGCGCGCGCGTCCGCTTGTAGCTGCGTAGCATGCGCAGCCAAGTCTTCCTCGCTCAACACTGGTGGCCAGACGTAGAGTCGATACGTCTTTGAGTACTCTGCGGTAGACGCAGCCTTCGCGGTCGTCTTCGGGTAGTCCTTGCCCTTATCGACTAGGCCGGCCTTGGCCTCTTCTTCTTCTTCAGCCATCACAGACTCGCAATCGTTGCCGTGATCGAAGCGCCAGTGACATCAGCTGATCCTATGAACTGGATAAAGTTCGCTCGCACGTAGCGAACGATCCCAGATGCGGAAGCGAAGTTCGCGGCCGAGCCGCCGCCGGCGCCTGAGAGCGCCACGCCGCAGTTGCCTAGCGTCACCCAATTCAGGCCATCGTGCGATCCTTCTAGATCGACTGATACGCTGGGAGAGCCGCTAGTAATCGAGGTCCAGCTGACTGCTACAACAATCGTATGCGAATCCGCCACCCCAGTCAGGTCGCACGTGCTGCCGGCACCGACGCTCGACACTCCGCTTAGTGACGTAAGAGGACCGTGTCCCATAATGAATTCCCTTCCTCGAGGAGGCGGAGCGGCCTAAGCCGCTCCGCCTAAACTCGACTTATCAGCATGTAGCCTCGAGGATCGAGAACGCGAACTCCGTGCCCATCGAGAACGCCCGCCTCATGCGGCCGCGGAGGATGGTCGTGTCCGTGCCGCTGTACATAGGCGGCACGATCTGGAACTCGGGAGTTCCGGCAGGGTTGTTCGGGTTCGTGGTCCGCTTGCCGGCCAGGAGATACAGCCGGTTGCAGAAGACCAGGAGCCTGTTGCCTGCCGTGCCTGCGACAGCTGAACCTGAGGTGGCATAGTTCGGCGCCACGAACTGGCTAGTCGGAGTCGGAGTCGTGACCGTCGAACCGAGGCTCCAGAACACGGGGACCCGAAAGATCAGATCCGGAGTCGCACCCTGGCCGCCGCCGGGGAACCCGCCGGACGACTCCTGAAAGATCGGCCGATTCTGGCCGTCTACAATCCCTCGCAGCGCCTGCCTGAAGTATGGATGGGCGATGCAGATCATGTCCTCCTCATTGAAGTAGTCACCGACTTCAACGTTCCCGAGGGCCACTGACAGGTTCGTATATGTCGGCTTGCCGAACGAGCCCGTTCCGGTCTGGACATAGTTGCCGCCAGCAAGCGTAGTGCCGCTACCTGTCGGCGCCGTGTACCCGGTACTCGCATCGGTGTGCGTCAGGCCGTAGTATACCGAAGTGGTCTGCGCGTTCGTGGCACCCGGAGCCGCGTTCAGCCCGATTGACACGTTATCGTAGACCTTCGCAAGCGCAGTGCCAATCGCATTGGACTTGCTGTTGATGATGTCCGCCAGAGAGTCCATGATGTCCTCTTCAGCGATGTCGATCTCCGTGCCCCACTTGCCGGCGGTCAGCAGGACAGCGTCCTCAGTACCGTCGTTGGAGCCGAAGCCCTGACCGCCAGAACCGACCGCATAGGTCGAGCCCTTCGCAACCAGGCCCGCCTGGACACCCTGGTCTCGCGACACGTACCGCGAGTTGGACGTCATCATGAGTTCCTGGCCGAAAGTCTCCACAGCGGAGTGCTGGGTGACCTTCTGGATCACTTGAGCCCCGTATTCAACCGGGATCCAGTTGGTAAACGTGGACTGAGCCACGTTTCACCTCCTTAGTCCGAAGTCGTCACCCTGCGGCGGCCGACTTACCTCATTACCATTCCCTGTCCCGGCGGAGCTGCCCCCGTGACCTGGTCTGCAAGGAGCTGTGCGAAGCCCTTCGGCTCCTGCCTATCTTCCTTGTCCTTCTTACGCCCGTTCCCAGAGCCGCCATTGATATTTGGCGGCCTTACGCTCCCGCCAGACGCAACAAACAGATTTGGAAAATCGGTCTTGAGCTCCTCGATCTGCTCTTCCAGGCCGAGGATCTCGCCGTCGTCGTCCAACTCGACCTTGTCCAGATCGAGCAGTCCAACTAGTTTGGCTGTGCCTGTCTGGACACCTGCAGCTTCAAGCTTAGCAACCGCTAGCGCCTTGACTAGTGGAGCCCTCGTAGCTGCTCTAGCTTCCGTCGCCGCTAGTTCCTTCGCCTCTATCAACTGCCGCTCTTCGGCCGACGCATGCCTAAGCCGAAGATCCTTCAGTTCCTTGTCGGCCGCTCGGCGCGCTGCACGCTCCTTAGCTAGCGCCGACTTTAGGCCTGCGTTCGGATCGTCATCATCCTTCGGAGGCGTCGGACGCGTCGAAGGCTTAGATCCAGGCTTCCCACCCTGACCATCCTTCTTGTCGTCCGTAGCATCGTCGGTAACGTCGTCCGCACCGTCGTCGGTAACGTCGCTAGCATCGACATCATCGGTCGCGTCATCGGTGACGTCACTATTAACGTCGTCGGTAACGTCGTCAGTGTCCTTAGGCATCTCGCCCAACTCCTTGCTTGAGAAGTATCACCATCGCGGTCATACCTCTTCGCTCGTCCCAGGTTCGGCCCCATCGCCCTCTTCAGTGTCAAAGTATGCGCCTTGACCGACACCTAGGTTCCTATACTCGATCGTGACTCCCCACGAGTCGAGCTGCTCCGGCGTGTAGCCCTGCTCCTCAAGGAGCTGTCGCGGCGGCACGCCAATTTGTTCCTTAATTGCCTGCCCCTGCAAGGTACTCAAGTCGTTAACTGTCGCTGCGGGGACCCAGTGGATTTGCACATCCGCTGGTTTACTCTGCCCCTTTATCTTCAGAACGAACCTGAACACGTCCCGCCATGTCGATCCAAACGACAATTGACGGTTGCGCACCTTCTTCGCGAAGGGCGCTTCGATTACCCTCAGGGATTCGCCCGACACATTGGACACGATTGGGTCCATGAAATGCATCGGAGTCTGTGTGATTACCGCTAGCGCATGCACGTACGCTGTAAACGGTGTCAGGAATGCTGTTGGGTCACCGACTGGGAACTGTCCATAGGACGTAATCCCCTTCATGAACCATACCGAGGCTGGATCAGCCGTTAGCTGTGACTTGGGGTCCATACCCTGATCGAGCGTCGCACCCGTATCGATCGAGAACGCGTACTCGCCCTCATCGCCCATTGCGGCTTCAGAGGTATCATACGCCGGATCCATGATCGCCCAACGCTGCGGAAACGCGTTATAGTCAACTGACGCCATGTGGCTAACTACAAGCTTATGGATCGCATCCTGTGGACCATAGCCATTGACATGCTCCGGATTCCCATACGGGAACTCATTGCGAAAGTGGAAGACCGGAACCTCACCGTACGGATTCGGTAGCGGCCATTCTCCGTCATCGCCATCATCGAGGCGCTTCTCCCACTTCGGCTTCTCGCCGGATTCAGGCTGCGGCGCAAGCATGTACTTCTCAATACGATCAGGATAATACAAGTTCGCGAATGTGTAACCGGAGTTCGAGTCTTCCCACCGCTTGATCGCATAGCGCTTCCGGTTCTCGTTTTCATCGTCATAGAACACGCGCATGACGCGGGGCGATTGATAAAAGATGTCGACTGAAAGTGGGTTGCCTTCCGAATCAGTCTCGCCGTCAGTATTCGGCCAGACCAATACGTACGCATCCCCTAGCTTGCACGCCTTCTTCATCACGTCAGGCGCGTTTAGGTCGAGATTATTATCTTTCCAGGCCTGCTGAATAGTGGACTTCGAATTAATGTCCGAAGCGAAGATTGCAGCGACCTCAAGACGCTCGGCCACCGCATCTACAGGCAGTTTCGCAAAGTTGAAGTTAAACACGACACCGGTCGCGCCCATCGCGATCCTAAGCCGCAATGATGCAAAGAACTCTGGCATCGTTCCATTGTAATACTGGATCGCCTTAACGTAGCCCATCTGGGATTCGTCGAGACTCAAAATTCCATTCTTCAAATCAGCGCCAGGCAGGTCATAAGGCTCGGGCGCCGGCCGCGGGATCGCCATGCCGAGGAAGGTGTTGCCCGGCATCATCGTGCCGTTCATCGCGAGACTATCCATCTTCGCTCATCACCCCCACAGGCGTTCTACGGCCGTAGCTATAAGTCCCGCCGCTGAGCTTCTTCGGAACAGTCAAGAAATGTCGCACGCCGATCTCGACAGCATCCATGATGTCCTTATCATCTGCTCCATCATAGGCGCACTGCTGCTGCTCGAGGCGCGGAATCGGCCGAGCGTGAACCACACGGCCTCGTTGATATAGGTTAAGCAAGCGCGTTTGCCGAACCGCCTTTTTCAAGGCACTCCAGAGCAGTTTAACTCGGACCGGCATGTGATGGAATACCATAGTCCAAGTGTCACCGCCTTGGTTCGACTCAACGACAACTTCACCGATCTCGGGCCACTGCTCCAAGTACCAGAGGATCGACTCACGCAATTGCTTTGGAGGCAGCTTCACGATCGTTGCAAACTTGACAACGACCTTCGGCTGTAGCATCTGGCCAAGTAGCCGCTCTGGAAGCGTCTCCGGTAGCTCCAAGCCGGCTTTCGGATGCCAAAGGCCAACAATGCCAATACCGGTATCGTGTGACGTCTCATGTGAAGTAACCGCAGGGTCGATCGCAAGCACTGTGCGAACGCAGGGCAGGTCTGCGTAAACGTAGTCTTCCTGAGACCAGTACGTCCCATTTAGCGAGACCGGCTGATTCAGGAACTCCTTCTTGTATTCCTTTGTATGCTCGTGCTTCTTAAGATACGCTAGTGGCCACTTGCCTGGCCAGCACGATCGCTCCGTGCCGTCTTCATTTAGAATGATCGGTTCGTAGTAATGGACCGCGATCTCCTGATCATCAATCCACATCGCCTCATCATCTTCTGGATGCAGCTCCGATTCAACCAACTGATGCATAATCGAACCTGGAGCTGTTACCGTTCCAACAATGACAACTCGTGCAAACTCATTCAGGTGAAACACAGTCTCGAGCATCCAGCGCAACCGATGCCGCATGATCGTCGGGCTATATTGCTCCTCGCCCGGCTCAATATCATCAAGAACGATCAGATCAGGACGCAACTTGCCTACCTTCAGGCCACGAGCTGCCGTCCCAGAACCCTTAGCCACCATGATGAAACCATTGGCCTGCTCGATCATGTCCGTGCGACTCGCAACCAGCTTCTTGCCTACCGGGCCGCCCGGCCGCCTCACCTTAGGCTCACAGAGATCCGAAAAGTCCTGCTGGAGCAAGTCATTCGTGTCAAACTCGCCGCGGATCGTCGCTAGATGGTTCTTGGACTGGTCTGCCGAGTCAGAGAACGCGACGATAAACTTCACATGCTTATGCGCGGCAGCCCAGACAGGAAGCAGTAGGAACAGCCAAGTACTCTTACCGCAACCGCGCGGCGCAACATATGCATCGCGGTGCTCGCGCGGTTTATGCGGCTTCGCAGTCCAAGTCTTAGCATGTTCCAGCAGGTCCAGGTGAAACTCCGCAAATGACAGCTTGTCGCCGGTCTCGACGGAGTACAAGTGGTGCGACAAGTATACAAGCGCGAAGAGTAGCGGGTCGTCCTTCGTGAGCGCCGCACGCGCAACTGCGCTGTCGCCCGCTAGCGTCTTCCGATCCAAGGACAGCAGATACTCCTGAAACCACTTCGGTCCTTGAGGATTATCGATCAGGCGTAGCAGGAAGTCAGGGTACTCGAATTCAACCGGGTCAGTATCACCTTCATAACCCGGATCGCCTTCGAAGAAGTACCCCGACCGTTCCATCGCCCCTACTTGTGCCAGCTAGTAGCCTGCGCTACCATCTGTCCTTCCGGACCGGTTAGCGTCACGTGGAGTGCCTCGTTCGCGCCGTCGTCCGAATGGCCGCCGACCTGAAACGTCCCGTCCGGAATGTGCGCTAGCATTCCGAGGTCATCGACAGTCAGCTCGCCATCCTTCTTGACTACCTTGAATGAGAATGACACGTGTTCAGCTCCAGACCGCGCCGTTGTCAGCCCGCTGAGGGTCGGTTAGCGGATTGCGAAATGGTTGATTCTCAGTAGGCCGTGGAATCGGACCGTAGGTACCGATGTCGTCGCTATCATTGTCGCCGTCATTGCGCGACTCATAGCCGCCAATACCGACAAAACCGTTAGAGTCGTCCGAACCCTGCCAGGGCAGGTCGCCACACTGTCCATTGACCTCAAGCGAACGGTTGTAAGCCGCTCCATGATTATCAGCCACTACTGCCTCCTAAACCGTTGCGATTACACCTGTGCCCGGAGGAATCGGGCCGGTGTTCGAGTTGGCAACCTCACTCGGATTCATTGAGCTCAGGCCTGCCATGTTAACCGCGTTAGTCCCGACGCCGCCACTCGGTCCTCCAAACGCCCCGCCGATCGGGCCGGAGATCGTATCGGCTGGGATCGTCCAGTTCTCGACTGGACCTGCTTGCGTCGCAGATTCGCGACCTGGAGCCGCATAATAGCCGATCGCGTGCTGGTCGCTCATGAAGAGCCGCGCCGCTTGTCTTGTGCGATCGGCGCATTGAGGCCGGGCTGCGGAGTCTGATAAGTACCGGGCTCGGTAGTCATCGCTTCAGGGGCCGTCTGCGACACGTCGTACGTATCGATACTGCCCGACCCTTGAGTCGTTTCAGTACCCGGACCGAAGTAGTACTGCTGTGCATGCGCGTTAGACACGTCATCCTCCAAACGAGGCCGCTAGATACACAACGCCCTGACCCCCGGTGCCCGAAACTCCGTAGATGCCGTAGTCATCTCCGGCGCTGTTATTCACTTCCGGGACTAGAATTGGCTGCGTCATGCTCGGCGGCAGTGTCGGTCCATGGCCGACCGCGACGCTTGGCCCGCCGATAGTCACTGCTACCGTGCCGAGGTTCTGGAGGAGCGCTCCTGCGCTCGCAGCGCAGATCAGTGTCGGCGAAGTTCCCACCGATACAAGGCCGTTCGTGATCGCCATCTCGACTCCCTACCTCTTACTCTAAGTATATCCCAGATAGCAGAGGTCCGCACTACGAAATTTCGAAAAAACTCCAGTGAAGCATCTTGACTGAACGTGTGGGCCTATGATATACTTTTAGTATAGACAAATTCGCTTGGACAGAAAGGGTCATAATGGCTGAGCGTATCGAGGGTGCCACGGAGCCAAAGCGGCGTCGGTGGTACCCTTGGACCGAATGGACCGACGGCTCCGTCTGGAGGGCTAAGGAAGGCGAAGACTTCACCTGTTCTCCTTCCAGTTTTCAGACCGCATTGCATATACGAGCTCGACAAGAAGGCCTAGAAGTCGCTACAGGTAGTCCAGAGCCTGGCATTGTCGAGTTCCAATTCACGAAGAAGGTCGAAGCAGACGGCCACCTATCAGGTTGCTCGCGCGACGAACACTGTCCAGGCGAAGGTCGCTGTCGGTGAGCCAACTTGACCTTGACGACCTTTCAGTCCCAGCACCTAACATCAAGGCTATTCAGAACCGAGCCAAGATGTTTCTAGAACAGAACCTTGGCGACCAAAAGGGCCGTCATCAGCTCATTGAAATGATTGCCGATGCGGAATTCTCGCTTCCAATCCCACAGCTCTATCCAGACTTCCTGGCTATCGAATACCATGCGCCCCGCTATCGTATAGACAAGCTCTGGCCATTCGGCGGAACGGTTCTGCTCGCAGCTCGCTACAAGTCTGGCAAGAGTACGTTGAAGCTCAACCTGATCAGTAGCCTAGCAACTGGTCGCGACTTCCTAGGCCAGTCAGTTGTCCGCATAAAGCCAGATGAGCTAATCCTCGATGTGAACCTCGAGGTCGACGAGCGCACTCAGCAACACTACGCGCGGCCGTTTGATCTCCCTGCGAACGCAGCTGTACTCAACCTGCGCGGCCAAGCCAAGACATTCAACGTGATCAGTGACGTCATCCGTACGCGCATCGCTGACATGCTGCGCGACATGAACGTCAAGGTACTCGTTATCGACCCTATCGGGCCGCTAATCCGTGTATTCAACCTTAATGAGAACAGCAACTCATCAGACGGAGGAGGCGCTCTAGTTGAAGGATTCAATGAGCTCGCACATGAAGCAGGTGACATCGACATCCTTCTGGTTCATCACACAGGTCATGGGGCCCAACGGCGAGCTAGAGGTGGCTCGGTATTCGGAGACGCTGCTGACGCACTATGGTCTTACCGAATCGGAGGTCAAGGCGGCGAAAGCGATGAAGAATTTGACCAAGATGAAAAAGGGATCCGCTATTTTTCCGCAACTGGCCGACTAGAATCGGACATGGAAGAGTTTCCGGTCTTCTTTGATCAGCGAACGCATAGATTGTCGAGGACACCATCAATACTATAGTCTACATCCGCCATAAGATCGGTTGGTGCCCAATCTGTCAATCGCCAGTCCTTGACGCAGGCTGGACCGACGACCCGAACGGCTGGGCTCATTCCTTCCCGATCCCACCCTTGAATTCGGGTAATCCGAACCATTATCACTTCACTGCATACAGCGTATGTGCTATGGCGCTATCGCGATGACATGGCCCCAAGAATTGGCCGACCTCCTAAATACCAGTGGGACGAACTAGCCGACGGCAGCGTCTGGAAAGCACAACAAGGCGAAGATTTCGAGACTACGACTTCCGGATTCAAGTCACTACTACGTTACCAAGCGCGCAAACGGCAGATCCCGGTTGAGATCCATGTACGAGGCCAGATTGTCTGGTTTCAGTTTCACAGAGGCGGCTAGGAGTGGTTTGGTTGACGGTTAGTAACGAGGACTGGGAAACTCTGAAGTCCAAGTTCGAAGGTTTGCGAGGCGGACGTGTAAATGAGCGCGGCCGCATGGTTAACCGCTCCGAATCAGAAATGCGTCGTCTATTCAATATCGGCCTGCCGAGTAGTCCTGTAGCAGATGCAGAACAAGTTCGAGCTCGCACGATCGTCCGTGAGCGTGTCCGCGAAGTCGATGGTGACGTAAAGTATAACGATCCTTACTTCGAGCTCGAATGGATGCGATTGGAACGCGAAAATCCAGAGATCGCCGACGACCCCGCCGAAAACCGCAATACACTCTGGAATGCCTACTACGCTCGCGGAGTCCAGAATCGCGCAAGGTGGCGACAACGCTGGAACCGAACTATGGGCCGCCCATTGTCTCCGCAGGAGGTGGAGTATGGCGATACCTAGGCCCCGGATCGAAGAATGGTGCCAACTAACAGCCTACGAAGAGCGTTACGCAATCTCTAGTCTAGGGCGCATATATAGCTACCAGACCGATCGCGTCATGCGACTTCAGGTAAACCGTCTTAACGATCAGGTCTGTGTTAACCTAACCGACAGCTTCGGCAACGTAAGACGTCGGTCAGTCGCGCAGCTAGTCTTGGAGACCTTCGACAAGCCATGTCCTCCAGGTATGGAGGCATGCCATGGTCCTGCAGGGTTCCTAGACAATGCAATAGATAACCTATCATGGGACACTCCTGCAAAGAACCAGCGCGACCGAGACCGAGACGGAACGTCGAATCGCGGCGAACGCCAAGGTAGCCATAAGCGGACCGAAGACGAGATCCGGGAAATCCGCAGACTAGCCGCTCAAGGTTGGCAAAAGTCTGTGCTAGCCGTCAAGTACGATATGTCCGCTACTGCGATCGGTAACATTGTAGCACGCCGTACTTGGTCTCATGTCGGTGATACCTGATGCAGAAGTTCGACAACTGGTCCGATAGCGATCTCATTAAGCACGAGCCTAAGCGCAGAGCTTCTACCAAGTCGCCTGAAGAACGCCGTAGACAGTGGCGTGAACAGGATGCCGCTAGGCGTCGTAAAGAATTCGCGCCTATGGCTTCACACTTTGAGGACCAAGACGCAACCCAAGTCTGCTACGGTCAACTGCATCGCATTGCCGAACGGGTCGCCAGAACCTTTTCTGATAAGGATCGCCGTATTCTGTTCAGCGAAGGCATTCCGGTCCCAACACCTTGGGGCAAGGTTTGCCTGCGCGTATATAAGGAAGGCACCCACGTAACGGGCGGCGAGCTCTGGTATCAGGTCAGTTCCGGCAAGCAGACTAACCATATCTTCGACGTGCGGCCTTTCTTTATGCAGTCTATGGCCAAAACGAGTAGCCTATACGGAACCGAAGACATTCCAGTCATAATGGAGCAAGCCAGAGTAGAACTAGCTAGCGTAGGTCTGCGCGCATACCAGAATCGCTGGTTCCGCAATTCATCAATCGCCGACTTCCTATTCCGTGAAATGAAGATCGACCTCGATAACATTCCGCTCGTCCAGCATAATCTCATCCCGACCACTGAAGCAGCATCAGTCGCCTGCGGCTACATTCCTGGACCGATTCACGAATTCGATATGGTCAGCGCCTATGCATCTTCAATGCTCGAGTTCCCACAACTCGGAGAGTTCGCCCAGGCGCTTGACTCAGCCCGCAAGAGCCTAGAAGGTAAACCAACCGCTCGAGTATTGAAGGTAACACAAAGTGTCCTGCCTGGAAAGTTTCTATCACCTAAGCTACCAACGTTCCGTCCAGACTTGGGAACTTACATTCGAGGAAATACTCGCGCTCTACTCATCGCAGCCATGGAGCGGGCCGTTGCCTCCTACGGTACCGTGTATCGCTGGAATACCGATGGTTTCTTCACGAATGTCGATATTGCCTCCGAGCTCGATATCGGTGACAATCTTGGACAGTGGAAGCATACGGTACACGATTACCTACTCATAGCCCAGACTAACGTCTTCAAGACTAATCTGAAGACCCGAGACTGTGGCTATAATATCGACTGGGACGCCGTGCGCGAGCATCCACTCGAGGTTAGCGTTACGATGCCAACGACCGACTGGAATACATTCGAGCAATTTGACGCGCCAAAGGTGCTCCGCTTCGATGGGGGCTATCACGACTGCGCTCATGACGGCTATGGATGCCGCGGAGAGTACCACTACAAGCGAGAGGCCTGGGATCAAAGTTGGTGACTTAGCGTAAAAACGGTCCCATCCGCAAAAATTTCTTGATCTTTATCGCTATACACGCTGGAAAATCAGTTGGATCTATGATAAAATTAGATTAACCGCGAGAGGAGGAGGTCTAAGGACGATGATATCAGATTATAGCCGGTATTTGAACGAATCCGCCTGGAAACCTCCTGGTAGACGAAGGCAGGTATCCAATGTACCATTTCTGTTTTGAATGCGGACGATGGCGATGGCTACTAACGCACGGCTGTCACCGTCCCTGGATCTGTCAAGACTGTATATCGAACCCTAGCTCGAGAGAA